CTCATCTCTCGATTACAGTTTGCAACGAGATATGCGTCACATTGATAACGTAGTGCTTGGATGTGCAGGAGGTCCACTTTACAATACGAACATGGCTGGAGCTGGCTTCGCTGCTATTGAGGCTGATAATCCACGGCAACAACGCACCTGCTCAAGACTTCCACTTGCCTTAATTTATCGATTGTGTAAGGAAGACAAAGCAATGGACCATGTTTACGCTGACCCGAAGGAGTTCATGTTTAGGGCATCGAATATGGTTGGTCAACCAGTTGCATTCAATTACATGGTATCATGGGAAAAATTTGACTTCCATCACACTGATCAAATGGATGCAATATTTAATGGAGTTGACTGGATACAAACTGGTAACAATGAGATCAATCCGAGAGGTCAAGTTGTAATTTATGATGAAACAGTGAACCTATGGTATACCTTGGAATTTGCTTTCACAGACCCATGCATCATGAACTACAATGCAAGTTTTGTTACGATAGTACCGAGTTTGATTAACCTGAACATCATACCATTTGTTGCACTAGGTCATCGTGGTTTTCCTGATCTATTAGACTGGTACACTGACTTCCCCAACTTAATGGGACATTGGCGCAAAATGAGGATTGGCTTTCTGCCACCTGCAACAGACATTTCAACTGGTAAACACAGATTTGGTGATGTGGCATTACCAGAAAACAAGCGTGACACGATTAGCATAAACAATCAAGTTGCAAACTCCGTCACAGTAAGTGAAGTATTCCACCTATTTACGGGAGCTCGTAGAACCGAGCGTCCCAAGGATAGATGATTGAATTAGATGGAACGCAACGCTCAGCTCAACAAATAAGAGCCCTACTCGAAAAGAAAATGGAAGAAGAGAAGTTTAGGGCTAAGGTTGAACAATTTGAAGATTGGTCATATGTTTCAACCGTACAAAGATACAGGCCAGGCGGGCTGAGCGTGAAGACACATTCACGCCTGGATGTTGTGCTAAAGTTGTTTGAGGAACTAGAGAGTTGGAAGTGTTTCAATTTCTTAACTGCCTTAAAACATACAGATGTCTACACGCCAAGACTATTCCAGCTGGTTCAAAGTTGGTTAAAGGTTGGTGATCCGAGAGGAGGACTAGTGTATTTACTGAAACAAACAGAAGATGATTTTAATCTACCAGGCATTTCGACAGTTTTCGGTAAGTTGTACGTAAGCGGGATGAAAGAAAACGAGCTAATGATGGTGCCAATATTCGCGAATAGGTTGAAAGCATGGTTGCTAGAAGAGAAGAAACCGCATACATATGGTGGTTCAAGTGCTGATTTTTACAATACATTTAGGTTGACTATGCGTGAGTTGTTAGCTCAAAGGAAGGTAAATATAGTTAAACCGATAACATTGCGACAATTCATTGAAGATCGTAGTTTGTGGGCCACTCCTGGAGCCAGTTTGTGGAGGACTCAAATAAAGAGTGAACTTAAACTAGAGAACTCAAAGACCGTGAATGCTCTGGAGATGACAACTGATGAGATATTAGAGAAAATAGAAAAGGAAGTAGACGAGATGGTATCAATGCACAAAGTAGTAATAAAGAATGAAGCTAATGCACTCAGGTTGATAGTTGTGGGTGATACAACAACATACATACTGATGAGTTACGTCAGTTATTATGTAGAGAAAATGTTTGCAAACTGTGAATGGTTGTTTAATTATTGGCCAACACAGAGAAAGAATCGATTCTGGATTTTATTGATGCGTGAGATGTTAAAACGTAAAGATCTATTTCTGTCCATTGATTATCGCGGTTGGGACGAAGGTCTTGACAATGATATAATTACGATCGTCTGCGAAGAACTAGTTGATGTTGCAAAGATGGAGGGTTGTCAGTTAGAACCAAAATATGAAAATTTCTTGAAGCAAGTAAAGAATATAAGCTTCGCTGTGATTGGTAAAGTCATAATGAAATTGGTCAACGGTTTGCCTAGTGGGTGGAGATGGACCACACTAATTAACTCAATTTGCAATGCTGTTTTCAACATTATGGTGATTAAAAGGTTGATGTTTGAGGGTTTTAAGGTTGATCTACAATTAGGGGCTGTATTGGGTGATGATGTCATTGCTGCTATATTAAAGAATGCCATTGCTGCAGCTAGGTACTTGGAAATCCTGGAAGAGATGGGATTTGAGGTTAATAAATTAAAGAGTTACATAGCCGATGATATTGGTGAGTTCTTGAAGAACATCATCACCCCTGAAGGCACAAAAGGTTATTGGTTGCGAACAGTGCGATCAGTTCTGTTTGCTAGTGAAGATGAAGACACAAGATTTAGTGACGACCGCAGATTAGCAAGATTAGATAATTGGGTCAAATTGATGGTTAGGTATAGACAAAACGTCGATGAAAATGCTGGTAATTTGAGTGATCAACAATGGCGAAAAATCATAGTGAACGATCTGTTCTACAATTTCAAAATGCAAGCAAGTAAATTTACACTAGTGCGATGGTTGCACACTCCTCAGCATGTGGGTGGTGCGGGCGTATTTCCATATGACGGTAGGTCAACGGTTATAACGCGAGTTGAAAATATGGTAGATCATGTGAACATGCGTAAGCTATTGGATACAGATTTCAGGTGGTTCCGGGAGTTATCGAAAGCGCGAGTTAATTACTCAAAGACAAATATACTCTCAACGCTAGCTCAAGCTATAGCGAAAGAAAAAATGGTAACCACCAAGGTAATATTCGAGATGGGGCCTGAAATACTGTTATCTCAACGTAATGAGCAAAAAACTATGTCTTATCTATTGGGTGAAGTGGCTGGTAAGATTGTGGAACCGACTTGTGAAACAGGGGTTGACCACACCATCTTTGTGTACGAGAGGAGTTCATTCACATGGAAAGACATAGCCGGCGACGTATATGAAGGAAAGAATGTCACACACATTGACAAAGCAACGCGCGACTTCATATCTGC